GAAAGTACCAAGTACTCTGTAATTCGATGTTGCTCACGGAAGGCTGGGACTGTCCCGCAGTGGACTGTATCGTGTGCCTTCGTCCAACCAAGAGCAGAAGTCTATACGTTCAGATGGTTGGCCGTGGCACGCGTCTCTCGCCTGAGACGGGTAAAGAGAAGCTTCTTCTGCTCGACTTTTTATGGATGACCGGACGCCATAATCTGGTACGCCCAGCGGCGCTCTTCGCCACATCTGACGAAGTGGCCAAGCGCATTACTGAGATGACACAGGATGCGGAAGGCGCTATAGATCTCTTAGGCGCTGAACCAATCGCCGAGCAAGATGTGGCGCTTGAGCGTGAGCTTGCAGTGGCGGCAGAGCTTGAGCGCATGCGCAAACGCAAAGCGCAATTCGTGAACCCTCTGCAGTACGCGGTCAGCATTTGCGACTTAGATCTGCAGCCCTTCGAGCCATCGTTTGCGTGGGAGGAAACCCCCGCCACAGATGCGCAGTCTAAGCAGCTGGAGAAGCTTGGCATTGACCCGGCTGGCATGACGCGAGGATACGCGGAGCTGGTGCTGAAGAAAGCACACGAGCGTATCGACGCACACTTGGCCACACCTAAACAGGTGCGCATGTTGGAGCGCAAGGGCTTCCAGCATTCGGGGCTTTGGACGTTTGAGCAAGCCAGCCACATGATGAGCCGCTTGGCCATGAACCGCTGGATTGTTCCGCGTGACATTGACCCCGCAACGTATGATCCAAATAAATAATTCCTCTTTTTTAACAACCTAATAGAAAGGTTTAACCATGAAGAAGATTCTTCAATGGCTGGCTGTTGCTGTCTTTGCGGTGCTGGTCTTTGTGCCAGTTTTCGCACAGGCTCAGACAGTGCCGACCACGATTACCAGCTTTAGAGTTACCGACAAGAACAAGCAGGACTTAACCTCCGCATACACCAACCAAGACATCTACTTGACAGCGTCTTGGCAGGCACAATGTGAGGTTCACGAGGGTGATACATTCTCGTTGGGTATTCCGGACATTCTCGACTTCCCAGCGACTAACGCGGCCAGCTTCGACATCTACGCGACAGACGGTGCCGTCATGGCAACGGCACAAGTTACTCCTGGACGCGTCACGATCACCTACACGTCATGGGTTGAGGGTAAAGACCATGTTCAAGGCACGCTTTGGCTTGCTGCACACGTCAAAGGCGACGCAGCGGCAGGCACAACCACGCTAAGGCTCATTGATGAAGCCACGGGACAGGTCGTGGAGACTAGCTTTGAGACACGCCATTACGGCATTATCCAGCACGAAGTCATCGCAAAGTGGGGCGTCAAAACCGACCACGGAACAGTTGAATGGTCGGTACGACTCAACCACGCGGCGGATAACCTCACGAACGTTGTACTAGAGGACACAGCGCAAGAAGGTACACGCATTATTCCTGGCTCATTTAGACTCTATCGCGTTCATATGGACGCATACAGCAACATTGACCCTACAAGCTGGGTGCGTATCAACGTTCCCGAGCCAGTAATCAACGGCAGCAGCTTCACGTGGGACTTGTCGAGCGTTGATTTCCAAGGCAACCAGTACTTCATGTACTACGAGACCGAGGGAACAGAAACAACCTCGAACGCAATTCAGCTAAAGAGCCGCGAGACTACGCAGGGCTCACGATACCAGTACGTAAGCCAGGACAGCGGCGGCAACGGTAACGGTGACAATCGTCCACAGCCAACCGAGCCAGTAACACCCGAGCCACAGCCAGAGCCCGAGACACCGCCAACTCCAACGCCTACACCCGAGCCAGTGCCAACGCCACAGGACAACGAGCCAGAGCCACAGCCCGAGCCAGCAAAGCCAGTGAAGAAGGCTAAGAAGGCGACACTACCCGCAACGGGCGATACCCAAAACGTTGCAGTTGTTGCTGGTATTGGAGTTATCGCAATTATTGTCGCGATGGTAATGAGCACGCCACTAAGGAGAGACTAATGAATCTTGAAGAAATCGGAACATCAGCGTTCGATACAGAATTCTTAAACATTCTATGGGCTAAGGCGTACAGAGAAGGCGTTGAAGGCACTGTTGCGTGGATGCTTTCGATTGAGCGAGCAAAAGGAGCTGAATATATGCTGCAACAGGCTTATGAGTTCTGCTTTAAAAGAAATCTTGATATTCCAAATTACGAAGAGAAGAGAGCAGAACTGTTGGACAAAGTAATTAACCACGAAATCGAAAGCGATGAATCGTCCATCGTAATCGATGCAATAGATCCTGAAGAAGGTGAGAAGTAATGAACCTCGATGAATACACCGACAAGCTTGCGGAGCTTGCTGCAGAAAGTGTCACGGAGAGCGACCTTCAGTTTCTTAAAGGTAGAAACGTGTACCTGTCTGGACCAATCACAGGCGTGAAGGGGTACAAATACCCCTTCATCTTCATGGAGAAAGTTCTGCATAAGGTAAGCGATGGCATGGTGTTCAACCCAGCCACAGAGATACCTTCAGACTCTCCATATGAGGCCGCCATGGCCACGTGTCTACAGGCTCTATCGCTTAGAGTTCGAGACGGTGAAGACGAACCTTATTACCCAATGTATGAGGTGATGATTCTTCTCCCTGGATGGACGAAGAGCAAAGGCGCGCAGATTGAAAACCGTGTGGCCGAGGCGTGTGGTATTGAGGTCATCGATATGTCGCTGGATATGGCATTCGTAAAAATCAGGCCTTTCTATCGCGCACTTGTGGATGTGGTGAACAACTATGGGGAATAAAGACGACCACAAAGACCTCCTGGAAGCGCTTAGTTGGATAGACCCCTCCGAGCTTGATTATCAGCAATGGGTGGACTGTGGCATGGCGCTTCATGAGTCCGGCTTTACGTGGCAGGACTGGGACGCGTGGAGCCGCATGGACATCTACCGCTACCATGAGGGCGAGTGCGAGCGTAAGTGGAAAAGCTTCGGTCGCTCACCCTCACGCGTTAAAAGCGGAACCATTATCGCGTTCGCCAGGTCTCGTGGATGGTCTCCAGGCGTGAGAAGTTACGCCATTGGATGGGACGATGAAATTATCGACCCGGGCGACGCCTTCGGCATTACACCAGACTGGGCGGACGAGGTTGACGTCGATGTCATGGACGGCGAGTGGGACCAGGCTAAAGACTTGGTGGACTACCTGGCGGCAGTGTTTGAAGATTCTGACCGTGTGTGCTACGTCAATGAGGTCTATGAAAAAGACGGCAAGTATATGCCCAAGCGAGGACATTGGGACAGAAACGCAGGCGAGCTTCGAGAGGAGCTCGCCAAGTGCGACGGAGACTTAGGCAAAGTGCTGGGCGACTGGAACCCGGAGGCGGGCGCATGGATCTGCTTTAACCCGGTCGACGGTAAGGGCCGTTCCAACCAGAACATTACCGAGTTTAGGTACGCACTTGTTGAGTCTGACACGCTCGAGGTGGAAAAGCAGCTTGGCATGATCCAGGCGATGAAGCTTCCGTGCGTGGCCGTGGTATCAAGCGGCAATAAAAGCGTTCACGCTATCGTCCACATTGACGCAGGCACCGATGAAAACTTGTACAGGAAGCGCGTAGAGAAGCTCTATCAGTTCTGTGCGCGGCGTAAGTTTTCGCCGGACATGGCCAACAAGAATCCCAGCCGTCTCTCACGTATGCCAGGCATCACGCGTGGCCAGAATCGCCAGCGACTTCTAAAGCTTAACATTGGCTGCAAAGACTGGGACGAATGGGAGAAGTGGGCGGACGAATCTGAAGACGATTTGCCAGACGAAGCCGATTGTTCAGACTGGGACGAGCCGGTGGAGTTGAACGCTCCGCTTATCGGTATAGAGGGTGCGGGACTTCTGCGCCAGGGCCAGAAGATGATTCTCACAGGCGACTCTAAGATGGGCAAATCCTATGCGCTCATTGACTTAGCCGAAGCGGTCTGTACGGGTAGCACGTGGCTGGGTATGCCATGTATCAAAGGACGCGTTTTATACGTAAACTTGGAGATTGAAGCGAATGAGTTTAGACAACGTCTCCATACAGTTTGGGATGCTCGCCATGGTGATAAACAGCCTGGCGCACTCGATGATTTAAAGACCAATTTTTATTCATGGAATCTGCGCGGTAAGGCTCGTCTTATGAAGGACTTAACGCCTATCTTGATTCGCCGTGTTCTAGCGCGTGGCGAGAAGGGATTTTTCACCATGGTCATCGTTGACCCGGTCTATAAGGTCAACGGCGGAGACGATAACGATTCGCGCATGGTAGCGGAGTTCACGAACGCCATCGACCGTATCACGGAGGAGTGCGGATGCGCTGTTGTTTATGCGCACCACCATCCAAAGGGTACAGCCGGCCAGAAGAAGGCAATGGACCGCATGAGCGGCTCTGGCGTTTATGCGCGTGACGCGGACTCCATGTGTGACTTCACACCGTTAGAGATTCCGGAGGAGTTCAGACACACGCGCTTGAACGATTGCCCGGCCTACCGCGTATCTATGACGACGAGGAGCTTTCCGACACCGCCAGAGCGTGACGTCATCTTCAAGTGGCCACGGTTCTACGACGACCCAACAGGCATGCTCGCGAAGTTCGAGACGGAAGGCGCTGACCCGTTTGCCAAGGGGCGCGAGAGTAAGCTGGCGAAGAATCACCGCATCCAGAAGGAAGCGGCGGAGCTTATGCAGGACGCTTACGATGCGGCGGTGGCGGATGGTTGCGCGGACGATAACGGATATGTCACCCAAGAGGATCTGCTCGAGAGAATTGGCACGCGTATAGACCCTGAGGGGTATGAAGTGAAGCCTTCCGCACGCGATATTCAGTACTGGACGAAGCAAGATTGGTGTCCGATTGGGAAGCGCAAAATTGAAGTTGAGGGCTCACGAGGGCGCACTCGTAAAATGACGATGTATTTTGATGCCATTTCCGCAGCTGAACAAGGCTTTTTAGATGATGAAGATGACTAATGCCACCAAAAACGGGACACCGCTTATATAGGTATATCTCCCTATATTGGTGGCAACGGTGATTTTTTCGTATTCAATCCTTGGACAATACGCCCCTAGCACAGGGGTTTGGCGCCAAGGGCGCGCGCCAAACGCCCCTTGTACGCTGAGGCTAGTGCTAGGGTGCGTTTGCCACAAGCTCTTGAACATTTCCGCGCGCGCCCGCGTAATTGGCGCGGTTCTATTTTCGAGATTCACGATTCACGATTCACATTGAGGAGATTGATTGATGTGGTTGACCCAAGAAGAAAAGCGGGCGGCCGTACAAGGCACGCAGAGCCCGCACAAGACGCGAAAAGGCGTGTGTCGGCATTCTTGCCCATGAAGCCACCGAGCGTGACGCACAACGCCCTTGTGGCGTACATCGTGGGCGGTGGTAAAGGAATGCACGCCGCCATCCGGAAGTCGGACGAACTGAAGACCGCCGAAGATCTGATTTGCGTGTGGCTGAAGTCGGTCACGAAGGTGTCGGAGAATTTCCAGCCGCTCACCGGGCCATTGCGCTGCGTGGTGAAGTGGTGCTTCCCTGCGAGTCCTAAACATCCCGATGGCAGCCCCATGACGGAAAAGCCGGACATGTCGAACATGCTGAAGACGTTTGAAGACTGTCTGACCAGGTGTGGAATAATTGAAGACGACCGCTTTATCTGCAGCGAGAGTCTCGACAAAGGCTACGCTGACATCATGGGCATCTATTTCTCGGTCGAGGAATTGTAGGAAAAGGCGAGGTAGTGGCATGACTGGGCTGGAATGGTGGGAGAGTGTTAGGCAGGCCGCGAAAGACATTGAAAGCGCTCGCAACAGGTTAAACGCCGTCAGAGAGCCTCTAAAGGCTTCTGGCGGCGCGGGAGCGAAGAATTCGACTTCTGACCCGACCGCACGCGTAAGCATAGCGGAAATGACCGCACAGGCGTTTCTAGAGGGTTTATTGGACGAATTGGAGAGCGTCATTCTTGACGGTTACGCCGCGTGCAACACAATCGGTGAAGCACTTGGCCAAGACGCGGCCCTCGTGATGCAGTTGTATTTTGTCGAAGGTTACACGTGGGCGGAGACGGCCAAGAGGGCGCACGTTTCTATGCGTCAAGCGTTCAAGCTGCGCGAACGTTCTTTGGAGTTTACAAACACGGTGGGTATTGCTAAGCTGTGTATAAAGCAAGAAGAATATTCATAAATCATGCATAATCTTGCAGTTATATTCATATTAAAACGTGCTATCTTGATACCGTAGGAATGTACGAAAGTTAACAAAGCGACTCGAGCGCTCTCAGAAATGAGGGCGCTTTTTTGTTAGCTCAATATTCATTTTTATGCATAAGTGGAGAGGTTTATACAAATGGGCGTATTGTCATCAAGCAAAGAAAAACTCGAAGACTATGAAGCATTCGTTGAGAAGTTCAAGCCGAAGCTGACCACCGACGATTGCTTTACCCCCCCCGCGGTGTATGACGCCGTGTTTGAGTGGGTGCGCGATAAGTATGATCTAGGCGACGCGCCAATCGTTAGACCATTCCGTCCAGGCGGAGACTATCAGAGCGAAGAATATCCAGAGGGTTGCGTTGTTGTAGACAACCCGCCTTTCTCTATCCTGGCGTCCATCCGCCGTTGGTACACAAAACGCGGCATCAAGTATTTTCTGTTCGCGCCGTCACTCACCATCTTCATGCGCGACATGATTGATTGCGCGGTGTGTACGTTTGCAAATATTGAATACGTTAACGGCGCCAAAGTGCGCACCTCATTTGTTACGAACCTCGACACGGTTAACGCAGCAATCACCACGCCGGAGCTGAAGGACATAATCGAGGAAGCGTGTAAGCAAGAAAACAAACAGCAACCGAAGCTCAACTATCCGAAGTGCGTCCTTATGGCCACGCGCTTGGGGAGGCTATCCAGCAAAGGCGAAGAGATAGAGATTCCCAAAACTGATACGTATTTCATTCGACAGCTTGAAAGTCAGAAACCACTGCGTAAGGCGATGTATGGTGCTGGCTTTCTTTTATCGAGCGATATGACGCGCAGATTAGCACGAGCAGAGGCACGAGCAGAGGCACGAGCAGAGGCACGAGTGGAAGAGTATTCGTTCGACCTCTCCGAGCGTGAGTTGGCAATTATTAGGGAGTTAGATGGCAAGACTAAACAATCCGAACGCGGCGAAGAACCTAACGCCTAACAGTCAGCGCACCAAAGAGGAGCTGAGCGCGATAGGCAAGAAGGGCGCCGCGAAGTCTAACGCGGTTCAGAAACGCAGACGCGAGATTCGTGAGACGCTTCTAGATCTTCTCGCCATGCCAATGAAGCCAGGTAAGCTGTCACAGGCGTCCACTATTGCGGGTCTCACGGGTAAGAACGTGACCGCCAGCGAAGCCATGGCGCTTGCCATGCTCGCCCAGGCACTTGAAGGAGACGTCCGCGCGGCTGAGTTCGTTCGCGATTCCTCTGGACAGAAACCCGTCCAGCAGATGGAAGTGTCTGCCAACGCAAAGGAAGCCAGCGCCGCGTTTAAGAGCTTGCTCGACGAGGTAGAGAGCGATGGAGACAAATAGAGCACTCGCGACGCTTATGGCCAAGCACCCGGTGCGCCTGGCGCATGAGCTGGGTTACGACCTTCTGCGCGAAGGACTTCACGATAGATGGATACATGAGATGGTGTTTGGCCACGGCGACATGACGCTTCAGTCGCATCGCGGTTCATACAAGACGACCTGCGTCGAGGTGGCTCTGTGGTTGATATTACTCACGCGCCCGGACTTGACGGTGGGATTTCAGCGCAAAGGCGAGAATGACGTCGCAGAAGTACTCGCGGCGGTCAAGCGTATGGTCGAGCATCCACTCACCCAGGAGATTGCGCAGAGCATCTACAGCCAACCACTAAAGCTGACCACGGCAAGCTCTACAGCAATCTCGACAAGCCTGGCGTGTAACGTCTCTGGCTCACCACAGCTGACAGGCATCGGCATTGGTGGCTCGCTTACTGGTAAGCACTGGGACATCATCTTCACAGATGACATCGTCACACTGCGTGACCGCGTGAGCCGCGCTGAGCGTGAGCGCACAAAGCAGATTTACCGCGAGCTGCAAAACGTCAAGAACCGCGGTGGACGCATCATCAACACGGGAACACCTTGGCACAAAGACGACGCGTTCACCATCATGCCACCCGCTGAGAAGTGGCCATGGGACACCACAGGACTTGTGAGTGTGGACGTGGCCACACAACTGAAGGCGTCGATGACGCACTCACTCTTCGCGGCTAACTACGAGCTCCGCCATGTGGCAGAGGAGGGCGTGGTCTTCGAGGGCGACTGTAAGACGTTCAAAGACGAGAGCCTTCTTTTCGACGGCATCATGCATGTGGATGCGGCCTACGGCGGCTCAGACGGTACGGCCATCACGTGTATCAAGTGGGTGGACGATAAAGCATACGTCCACGGTGAGCTGTACCGCGAGACGCACGTCGATAAGTGCATGGCGCGCATCTTAGAGCTACATCGCGAGCTGAGACTTGGCACGGTCTACATGGAGAAGAACGCGGATAAAGGCTACGTGGCCGACAAGCTCGACGGGTATGGCTTGCCCGTTCACACGTATTCAGAGACCGCCAACAAGTTCGTCAAGATTGCGACGTATGGCCGAGGCACATGGTCCAAGCTGTCCAGGCTTGAGAGTGTCCGCGAAGCCAGCGTCGATTACTGGAATGAGGTCATGGACTTCACCGAGGGAGCGGAGCACGATGACGCGCCTGACTCTCTCTCATGCGCTATTCGCTTGCACGACAATGCGCCAACCATTCGACTATTTAGAGGAGGCATTTAGTGAGTGCTGACGTTAAGGGAGCAAACGCTTCCACGTTTGAGCCAAGGGGCGGCTATCGCCTACCAAAGGACACACAGATGACCGCGGAGCTTCTTGGCAAGCTTCTGGTGGACTACCGCACAAAGCAGGTTAACCGCCTGGCCAGTCTTCGCAAAGCATACGAAGGCGACCACGACATTCTGCATCAGAAGGCAAAGGCAGAATACAAGCCAGACAACAGACTCGTGGCCAACTTCGCCAAACAGATCGTGGACTCCATGGTCGGCTATTTCTTAGGCGTTCCCATTCGCACCACCGCCGACGATGAAGCGTTTGCGGAGTATTTGGACGTATGGAGCGCAGTCAATGACTCCGACGACCTGGACGCTGAACTTTCCAAGCTTGCCGATATCTACGGCGCAGGCTATGAGCTGATGTGGCGCGACGAGGAAGCCTTTGCGCGTTCTTGCTCAGTCACTCCAATGAATTGCTTTGTCGTCCGCGATGACACGGTAGAGAATGACATCATCTACGCGGTGCGCTTCTGGTTGGACGACAACCTTTTCGACAACGCTCGCGATACACTGCGCGGAACACTCTACGACCCTATGTTCGAGACGCCGTTTGTGATGGATGGCTCGAAGGTCATCTTCGGTGAGCCTGTCATCCACGGCTTTGATGATGTGCCTGTGGTTGAGTATGTAGACAATGAGGAGCGCCTTGGTTTGTTTGAGGGCGTCATGTCACTCATTAACGCGTACAACAAGGCCATCTCCGAGAAGGCTAACGATGTCGAGTACTACGCTGACGCATACCTAAAGATTATCGGCGCGCGCCTGGATGAACAAACGCTGCAGAACTTGAGGGACTCGCGCATCATCAACCTGGACTCTAGAGACTCGGCAAACGTCACCGTTGAGTTTCTGTCCAAGCCTGATGCAGACGGCACGCAGGAAAACTTCATTGATCGTGTGGAGCGTCTTATCTTCGTTCTGTCGATGGTGTCAGACCTCTCCAGCGAGAAGTTCGACACCAGCTCCGGCATTGCTATCAAGTACCGCCTGCAGGCCATGAGCGATATCGCTGTAGTCAAGCAGAGGAAGTTCCGCCGTTCACTCTCTAGGCGTTGGAAGCTTCTGTGTAACTACGCAGGAAACACACGCCTGGACCCTAAGGCATGGACTACCGTCCGCGCTACATTCACGCGCAACCTACCGTCGAATCTGCTCGAAGAGTCTCAGATTGCTGGCAACCTCTCCGGCATTACGTCCGAGGAGACGCAGCTCTCTGTTCTGTCGTGTGTTGATTCGCCACAAGCTGAAATGCAGCGCATGGCCGATGAACGCGCTGAGCAGGCCGCGCAGATGGTCCCTGACCGCACAGACGAAAACAATAAGTAAGGAGCAACATGGACTCGTATTGGCATAGCCGCCAAACACTCGCTGACGCAGCGATGGAGAAAGACGAGCGCGCTCTGTCGATACGCGTCCATAACGCCTACGAGAGCGAGCTCCGCCGCCTGAATCGCGAGATTGCTGAGTATTATCAGCGCTACGGCGAGAATGGCGTCCTGGAATATCGCCGTCTCATGGAGACGATGGACCCTAAAGACCGCGAGCTTCTTATTCGCGACTGTGACGAGTTTCTGCGCCAGCACCCGGATATGCAGTCCATTGTGGATGTGCGTAAGTCAATCTACCAACTGAACAGGCTCGAAGGCTTACAGGCGTCCGCACGCTTGCACCTCTACCAAGCTACAGGAGACGTGGTTCAGCGCATTGACAACCACATCATGCGCCAGTCTCTGCGCGGTGCAAACACGGCGGCTGAAGCGATGGGATTTGGTCGGTCGTTCTACAGCATGGATTCTGACGCGGTTCGCCGATTCGTCGATACGGTGTGGACGGGTAACACGTCATACTCCCAGCGCATCTGGGACAACACGGAGACCCTCGCGTCATACGTCGCACAGGACATGTCGAAGGCACTCGCGCGTGGTGATTCATACCAGCGAATCGCGAAGGCGCTCGAGAAGCGTTTCGTGGATGTTCCGCAATCTTCGCTTATGCGCTTGGTCTACACCGAGGG